CTGTTAAACTTCATATTTTCATTTCTCCTGTTTTTAAGAACGTTTATTATACTGTCCGATAACTCTTTCAATGTCTGTTCGTTTTGCATAAAAAAGTCCGTTCTGTTCACTACCGAGTTTTGTAATCTCACAAGCATTCTTGTTCAGAATATACTTTATTGCGGCATAAGAAATTTCATACTGTTTACAAACATCTTTAAGAGAGATGTAACTTTCATCAATATGATAATTATCAAGCCACTGGTGAAATTTATCTTCATCAACCCGGTATCTGTCTCTACCTTTCTCTTTATACTGAATGAGAAATCCATTTTTCTTACCATATCTATAAATCAAAGGCAGAGAGAAATCAAAACCTTTATCTGCACATTCTTTAATCATCTGTTTCTGATTCATAAAACCTCCATACATAATGATAGGGTGAAAATTTATATTCCACCCTATCAGACCCAGATTATTTACAAATTGTGATTACTTACTATCAAGGCACTTTTCCCAGATTTCTGTATCGCATTTTGAACAATCAGGATACTTATCATTCTCTCCGAACTTATGGCCAAAAGGACAAACATGACCTGTTGGGGCAGCTTTCTGTTCTTCTACAGGTTTCATATCATTGAATGACTGTCCACCGGCTGTATTGAGAGCTTCTTCTGCAAGACTTGATGTCTGGCTTGGCTTTTCATCATAGTCTTCAACGTTTGCCGCTTCTACAGACTGTGCATGTTTTGTTTCAGCAGGTTTATCTGAACTTACTGAATAAGCCTTGCCTGAAATAAGTTTTTCCATATCTTCAGCAGATGTCTTCTTGATTACAGTTGCAAGGTCAATGGAATGCTTGAGAACTTCATCTGAAAGCGGCTTGCGTGGAACAAAATCAAATGTACTTGGTTCATTATAGAAAGTGTCATTGAATTTCTTCTTTGTTCCAAGGAACTTTACAGACATTCCTTCTTCCCAATCAAACACATTTGCTGCGGCACCTGTCTCAGGATTCTTTGTGATTCTTGCACGATTCATAAGTGGTTCTTCAACAGATTTGTAACCGGTATCCCAATAGCCATACTTGCCGGTGTTAAGGTCATGAACAACATATACTACACGACGTTTTGCTTTAAGTGCAAATGCCTTATCCTCATTCTCTTTTCCACCAAGGTCACGGATACGCTGTGATTCACGACAGAGTGGGCAATCTTCTCCATACTGTTTAAGACATGTAATGTTTGCCTTATTCGGACCAATACCACGATGTACAAAATAATCAAGAGAGTACATTGGGTCTCCAACTTCTGCCTTTCCAGCAAGTACAAGCGGATTTGCTTCAGTTGCATTGAAAGGTACAAAGTCTACAAGGTTTTCTCCTTCAGCAGGCTTCCATTTTTCAAGGCCAGTCTCTTTCATATTAAGACTGTCCTGAAATCCACCACTACCACCAAAGCGGTTTCCATAAGGGTTAGAACCATTTTCATAGGTTCTTGTGCTCATCGTTTTCTTCTGAAACATAATTCTTTTCTCCTTGGCATTTTTTGCCGGTAATAAATTATTGTTATATTTTCACCTGAAGAGTGATGAGTTCTTCAGGATTTTTACCGTGTATATTAATTATAAAAATATTTAATTTTCAAAATTTGTAGGAACTCTGCTCATAGAATTACGCAGATACTCGGAAGATGCTTCTGCATCAAGATTCTTTGTAGGCTTGGTCATATTATCTACATAAGTACCGTTGCATTTAAGTTTTACAAGATTATCGAGCTCACCTTTCTTAATTTCCATAGACTTTACCATTACAGAAAGTTTGTCAAAAGTCGCTTCGGCATCTCTCAATTCTTTATTTGCTTTAAGAACATCCGGGTCTTTTTCAACCATTGCCGTGATAACACCTTCTGTAACTTTAACACCGTTATAATCAGGAGATGCACAATATTCACGGATTGCTATTGCTCTTTCAGCACGGACAACCTTTACATTATCTGCTTTCTCTGACACCAGGGATTTAGCTTCACGGGCTAAATCAGCATATCTGTAATATGTACTTGCCATGCTGATACATTCATTTTCAAGATTATAAGAATCAATAGTAATATCCGATTCAATGTTATATTCACTCATTATTTACCTCTACATTAATAATAGAATTTATTTAATTTTCAAAAATTTTATTGTAAATGCTGTTTTCTACATAAGCACCTGTGGTTCTACCATCTGACTTAAATTCTTTGGTATAAAGATATCTCTTTTTGAATAAAGCTGATTCATGACAATTCAAAGGATTTATACAATTTATATCAGGGTTTATCCCTGGGAGAATCCAGTCTTCAATTTCTTCTTTTTTCAGAATCATATTACCGTTCGTATATTCCGGCATTTCTATGGATTTTTTCAAGGAATGAACAATCATTTCATCTGTTATTTTTGATTTAGCATAATCATCTTTTACGTGTGTGAGAAAAGCCACGTCATTTTCAACCCTTGTTCCATTCTTACCTGAAACGCAATCAATTCCAAGCAGCCTTAAAACAATCCGGTCCGATTCATTCAGAGTTTCTTTAAGGTGAAATTTATTATTAACATAATAAAGCTGCTTTCTCATCATACCTTCGAGATAATACTCAAGATTTCTCATTGTAAGGTCTTCACCTGAAAGCTCTTCAAGTTTATGTCTGATTATATTCAGATTAATACCATTCTCAGTCATGGTGATGTTGCCTGTTTCACCAAATAATCTTATGAACTTTGTATACCAGTAAAGAATAGTATCATAACCGGCAAATGGAATATGAGTAATGTTCGGATTAAAATCCTCTTTAAAATAACCCCGGATAGCAAGTTCATCCCTAAACTCTTCAGTAGGTTTTATAACCGGATAATGATTTACTGAAAATTCTTTTTTATAATTAGCAAATGTTTTTTCGAAGATTGTAGTAGGAAGAGTATCGAAAGAACATTTGAGACAGATTCCTTTTACAGGTTTTGGTGAAATTTTCCACTCACCCATAGAATATACTTCCGTACCTTCTTTTATCTGTTCTATGGGAATCTGGCCTTGTTTAGTTGTTATTAATCTATATTGCATAATCTGAAAAAGAGAGGTGGAATTAAGAGTTGCTTTGAAGTTCCACCTCTCTGGAGCAAATATGTAACAAATATGTTAGCACATTTATCTGGGTTGGTACGACTCGAACGTACGGAATGTCAGACTCAAATTCTGATGCCTTACCATCTTGGCTACAACCCAATGTTTGTGGAGACCTGATGCTGTCGGAACATTTATTAAGCGGCAGTCCATGGTTCTTCCTCCGCATTTACAACCTCAATCGGTATCCTGTACTTACGTAGCTCCACCATTGGGTACAGGACTTACAGTCTAGGTTAGGAGTCGAACCTAACTCGCTATTCTCCGCTAAGAGAACTTCCATTCCACAACCGGACTTTGCTACTAATTCCTACTTAGATATCATTTTCAGAATGTTTACAATGGAACGCTAGACCTACTTATAATTATAGAAAATTATGAATTCTCAGTATCGTCTTCCAACTGATTTACCTGCTGGAAAATAGAAGTGTTACCACTATTTACGTTTTCACTTATCCCCTGTCTTTCCAAATATTCAGCAAGAACATTGTTTGTATTATCATTCTTTTTAGGTTCAAGTGCTTTAATCATAACTTCACCACGAAGCAACGTTTCAATAAGTCTACGTTTACTTTCAGTAATGTCGGCCTTAGATTTGGTAAGTACCTTAACAGCAGCAACAAGTTGTTCCGGGTCGAGAGCGAGTGTACCATCGTCAATAGCATTTTCAAGAGAAGACAATGCCTTATTAGTTACTTTCGACAGTTTATCTTCATATTCTTTTACTGAAGTAGAATTGATAAAATCGTATTGTTCCCTAAGCATGGGAAGAATTTCGGATAATTTTTCATTGTTCGTTATCTGGGTTTCCGCCATCGTCTTCTCCTTTGGATTCAATCACAGGAAGATACCAGTGATTCAATATCTTCCGTTCTTCCTGGACTACGTTGTACCATTGTCCTTTATATTCAAGACTATCATATTTCTCATAATCGGCAAATTCTCTTTTATCATCTTCAATAAAATGAATGTTATGAGCATTTGCAGCATTTAATCTTCGCTTAGACGGAACATGTAAATCTTGACCCTCAAAAACATGAAGTAACATAAACAACTGGTCTCCGCAAATAAGATATGCTGAAAGTACCCGGTCCATATCTATGTTATTCTTGAGTGCAAGATTCAGAAGCATTTCGTCGTTTTCTTTTGAGAATATCATTTCTACCTACCACATCTTTGTTCATTGCTCGCCAAGCTGCAAAGGCTATCATAGGTGCAGAATCTTTTCCTTCACTGTAATCCTTATATAGTTCTTTCAGATTGACTTTTACCCCTAGTGAATTTGCATATCGTTCAAAATCACTGAACATCTCAAAAATATCTGTATCGCATTTTGCTACCAAATCAGATTGAATAACAGGGTCATCACAATCGATTTCCTGTTTCTTTATCTTATTTTTCATATAAAATCGCCAAGCCTCATTATTAATGCGGCTTATACAGAAAGTCTGTATCTGCGATATATTAGGGTCAAACTCTGGAAGTTTGGCAAGAAGAGCTTCCCAACAGATTGAATAAAAATTATCGAAGTCTGTAAACAAAGTCCATCTCTTATAAATCTTCCAGCACCAGTATTTATAGTCATGTATAAACTCCGGTGTAAACTCATGATTTGTGAGATAACTTGTAAATCCTGAATACTTTGGTTTAGCTTTAGACATCTCTAAATCTCCGCTGTACCGGCAAGTCCATATTTTATTGTAATCTTATCTGAATACCATCTTTCAACTTCATGCACAATTCTGGCATAGGTAGTATTCTTAACGGGAAACCAGTACATATAAGTTCCTTTGGAAAGATTTGTCTGACCATGAAACATACATTTATATTTTGCAGGTATAGTACACGGTCTCTTTACACAAATCTGTACACCAACCATTAAAACTTCCTGTTTATCAATCATAGCTTTCTTCCCCGTCTACAACAAATGATTTCAATATATATTCTATGTCATCATCTGCCATACCCTTATTGAGTCTGTCAACAGCTCTTTTGGCATCTTCCTTGTCTGAGCATATCTTCACAATATGCTCAGAACATTTATCAAGTTCAAATCGGATAATGATGTAAACTTTCTGCATTGTTTGCTTTCTCCTAAATACATTTCATAGTAGATGTTTTGATAGTAAGTTCACAATTCAGTTGCTTTGACATAGAATCCTTTGCAGATTCTACTTCATGCTGAAGTCCACTCATAACAACGGTTCCGTCAGGTTTTACGAGCTGCCAAGTTGTTTTAGGTTCAGCCGGATTAATGTTTACGATTCCGTTCTTTCCAAATGCTGGCATATTTAATACTCCTTTATATTAACTTTAGAATCTGAAAGACCAAGAATATATTCCTCAATCTTACGCCAATCTACATTATCGACCATGAATACATTTTTGTCATCAACATAAACGTCTGCAACAATTTTTCTTGACTGTAACTGATAAGGACTAAAATTATAAAAGTCTAAATCAATCCCATGTTCATTCAGCCATTCTCTGGCATCATCGAGATAACGCCCTTCCCGACAAGTCCACAATACAACTTTATGTCCAGCAGCTTGCAAATTGTGAATAGCCTCACGAGCATATTCCTTCATTTCTCCAATCTGAGGAAAGACATTTTTGTCAGTTATACAACCGTCAAAATCAACTGCAATTACCATTATTCGTCTTCTCCAATAGCAAGAATATCATAAACCGATACAACATCGTATTCAACATCTACACCATCTTCCTTGATAAAAGTTGGAGTGTTAAGCCCTTTAGGATAAAAGACATACATTCCAATCTTTACACCATATTTTTCAATATCAGGATGTTCACCAACATCAACTACATAACCTTCATACTTTCTTTCCTGCTTAGTAGAAGTCAAAATAATACCGCTGGCAGTTACTTCTTCATCTGTAGCAACCTTTACCAGAATCTTATCACCTTTTACTTTTAATGTCATAATACAACCTCCTTGGTTTTTTGATTCATTAATATATCAAGACATTCTTCCTCACTTAAAGGAAGTAATGATTTTTCCATACTTTTACTTACTTTTTGAACCGAAACATCATCAACAACCGGCATTTTAAATTTATTATCGGTTAATGATTTAATCGTATAATATTTCTGAAGAAAAACAAATAACGAATAATAATCTCGTTCATTCAATTCGGTATTATCTTCATATTGTAGTGGAGATATATGGTACCGTTTCAAAATATCTTTGAATTGCATTTTCTAACCTCAAACTAATTATAGAATTAAATATTTGAATATGAGTGAAGAAGAATTAACTGAGAAATTAGAAAAACGATATGGGATTATCTTTCCGAAAGGATATATTCATTTTGCGCTAGCTTTTAATGAATTAGATAAAAACTTAAAAGGACTTCAAACACATCACGTTTGTCCAAGATGTTGTGGTGGTGGGAATGAAGATGAAAATCTTGTTCATATCACGTTCCACCACCACAGAAAACTTCATCAGTTAATCCTTCAAACTAAAGAACTAACTGATGAGCAGCGACAAAAACTTACTTTCGCTTATCAGAAAATGAAGAAGGGATAATTATATTCAATTCCACAAAATCAACTTCAGTTTCTTTTATACAATCAATATTAAGAGATAATAGCTTATTCTCTTTATCATATCCTTCTTCTGTAACTTTTATTACTTTAATATTATCCATTACTTTCCTGACTTCAAATCATAAGTATTTGGAACATAAATACTCTGTGAAGAAACTTGTACACCATCCCATCTTTCAAG